TAAGATAATCGTGCCGCCCTGGTTCTCACTCCTGATTTAATATTGTATCTTCAAGTCCTTCACTGTTTTCAACCAGCTTTTTAAGCATTAACCTGATAGCCTTTTCTTTTATTTTATCCTTACAACCTGACTTAATATACTCGCGCTGCTTTGCGATAATCATTAAAGCGAGGTTGTATTTTTCAAAACCCTCGAAGGGTAGTACTATTTCGTGCCTCATTTATGTGATGGTTATTTAAGCCGTTTACGGAATGAGTCGTAACTGCTGTACCTGAATTCGCCCATTGCCTTTTTGTATTTATTATTCATTTCGTCGAAGATCTCTTCGCGACGAACGCCGGGATCGTCCTTTAGCCGCTCCTGGTACTTTGACCAGAAGAGGTCGGCAAACTTTTTTGAGTAGATCATAAGCACGACTTCATCGTCGATTAGGGAGTGGTTTGGCTTCATAAGAATCGGAGTGAGTGGTCTTTATAAATTATTTTATCGTCGCCGGTTGAGAGGGTTATGTACTCGCCAATTGCTGTGATTGCTGCAATAATGCCGTCGATTTTTTCGCGTGAGCGTTTTTTGTCGGGCTTAAAGTTGTCGTTAGTGTCGGTAATTATGACAACGTTGCGCATCATCCAGCGCAAAACGGGGTTATTGAAGTGCTCGAGGTCGCCCGATGTAACGATGCGCTCGAATTCTTTTGAGGGTGCCGACATGTTTTTGAGGCTCTGCTGGTACGGATCGAGGCGGGCAACGGGAAAACCTCCCTTCATAATGCCCTGGATTACGCCGTGGTGAGCCATGTAAGGGTCGTAACCAAGGCCGGCGACTTCGTACTGCTTAAGAATATGCATAATATCGTCGGCCAGCTGATCGACATCGATGACACTGCCAGGTGTAATGATTATGTGCGACTGCTTTGCCCATAGGGCATAATCGACACGGTCTTCCTTTTCGCGGATCTTGTCCTCGGGAATCCAGCACCAGACGCGCAGAACAGGATGACCTTTAACATCAGGGAAATAAAGAGCCAGGGCGTTAAGGTCGATTGAGGAAGCCAGGTCGAGACCAGCATAGCAGACTTTGCCGGAAATATCGAGGTCGGTGAGACCGTGAGTGCACTGCTGCCACTTCTCGTCGGGGATCCACACGGTAGGAGCATCGACCCAGAGGTTAAGCTGTTTTGTTTTGAAGCTTACTTCTTTGGACCGGCTGTTAAGGGCGCCCTTGAATTCATCTTCGAAACGGTCGGTGAGGACCGAAACGCCCCAGTTTGGGTTGGCTTTTTGCCACACGGCGGGGTTTTTCCAGTCGTCGTAGTCGTCGATAGTGTAGATAATGGCGAAGGTATCGTCCTGTTTTTTGATGCCTTTGAGGATATCGATGCAGAGGTTGCGGTATTCGAAGCAGGGGAGATCCTTATCGCGCCCCGAGGTTGTGATGATAACGACAAGAGGCTGGCGGCGGTTAACGGTTGCCGACTGTATGTTTTCGAATACAAAGTTATTCTTCCAGGTAAAAACGTGGTACTCGTCGATGATGGCACCGGAGGGGTTGATACCTTCCATGCTCTCGGAATCGCGGCCAAGGGGTTCCATTTTTGAGCCGGTTGATGGTATGTGCACGTTATTTGTGAGGGCTTTTGCACGTTTTGCCAGGGCGGGCGACTTCTCGATCATACGTTTTGCCTTGTCGAAACAGATGTGAGCCTGCTTTTCGACGGTGGCAGCCATATAAATCTCGGCTTCTTCCTCGCCATCGAAGAACAAAAGATAGTTTCCGAGCACGGCAGCCCAGGTTGTTTTGCCGTTTTTCTTGGGCAGCTCCATGTATGCGTACTTAAAACGACGGGTGCCGTCCTTCTGTTTCCATCCAAAGAGAATGTAAATAATGGCTGCCTGCCAGGGCTCGGGGCTGAAGGTTACCCAGGAGCGCTTATCGGGCGAGTGTTTGAGCAGTGAGCAGAAGTCGAATACCCGCTCGACGGCTTTCTTGTCGAAGTACCAGCCATTCTCAGGGGCAAAGAGCTTGTCGTTTTCGTGACGCAGAAAGGTGAGGAGGGTTGTCTGGCTGACAACAATTTTCCCTGAGAGGACGTCGGTGATATAGCGTTCGGCGGTGCGGATCATGCTTCGGGGTTGATTTGCCAGAGATGACGGCAGTACTTGTGCAGGTTTACAAACTCGCTTTTGGGCGGAAAGATTTCGGCCATGTAAATGCCATCAGGGCAGTAGCGGTACCGGGCTTCTTTGATCTCGTTGTATGAAGGGATGAAGCCATCGCATGAGATTGAAAGATGATACTTTCCATTATCGATGGAAACAAACACCTGGCAACGGCCCATGCGGTGCCAGCCGAGGGTGTGGAGGGGGTTTTCAATATAGGCTTCGCGCTCTGTGTTCATGCGGTCGATCATTAGGTTAGACATGTGGCTCATCGTATCTATAATTTAATTATTTCCAACATATCGCCATTTGCAAAAGTGATATGCATTTTGAAGGGATAGGAATCAAAAAGTCCAAAAGACATTTCAAACTGATCTTTCATTTTTGTTGCACGCCGTGTTTGCTTACGGTGCTTAGCATCGTACCGGTTATGGCAGCGCTGGCACAGGAATTTAAGATTGTTATCGTCACAGTTTTCCGGGGTATGATCGAGGTGCGCAGTAGTGCAGATAACCTTGATTGCATTCTCTTCATCCTGAAGGCATATATTGCGGCTTGTCCGGTTAATCCAGGAATAATTTACAACGCCGCAATTCTCACACTTATCTTTTGCCCTGATGCGAATACGCTCCCTAATCTCGGGCCAGTTATCGGGGTACCTGTTTTTATTTTCGGGTTTTATAGGCATAACTATGTAAGACTTAAGTAAAAATAAACCTGTCGTTTTCTTCAATTATGGTTGTTGCAAATGGGAATTCTGTTACAGGTACCTGCAATATTGCTTCTATAAGCCCTGCAGATGATGTAAAAATTACATGCTTAATCTCGTTTAAAGAGATCTGTAGTTGAAGGCACTTGCCTGTTCCTTTCTCAGCAAATACTTTTGAAGCTTCGAGGCGAAAATCATGAACAATAATTTCGCGGTTAAGAACCTTTGCCATCTTTATTTTGTCGCCTTCAAAGCCTTTCGCTGTTGGCTTTATATTAAACTGACTAAACTGTTTCATTTAATAATTTCTTTAATAGATTTTTACTGTTGCAGTGCACAGCCCAGCCGCGGTATGATGCGATTGATTGAGGGTTTTTATTCCTGGCTAACATGCGGGCAAAATTCTGTTTGATGCTTTTGCGCAGCCGGGTGTGGGTATGGTAAAACACATAACCGACAAAATCAATTCCACGAGCATCCACGGAAAATATTTGATAGTTCTCTTTGACCTGAAGCTTAAGATTATCCTGAAGGTACTGTCGTATTTGTGCAAGAATTTGGTGGAGCTGCTCCTTATTGTCGGAGAGAATAACCATATCATCGGCATAACGGAAGTAGTATTTAATTCGGAGATCCTCCTTTAGCCAATGATCAAAGCATGTAAGATAGAAATTTGCAAAGTACTGGCTCAGGTAGTTGCCGATCGGGAGCCCGGGGGCGCTGTCGATAATAGAATCGAGAAGCCATAGCAGATCCTGATCTTTGATCTTACGGCGGAGCAGCTGCTTTAAAACTTCATGATCAATATTCGGATAAAACTTTTTAATGTCGAGCTTCAAACAGTATTGTGTACCAGCTACATCCCGGAGGGCATTTTTAACCGCAGCTGCAGCTGCATGAATACCTCGCTTTTTGATGCAACTATACGTGTCGGCAGTGAATATAGAAACAAAGATAGGCTCAAGGACATTCATAATTGCATGGTGAACGATGCGATCGGGGTAATATGGCAGCCGGGAGATAACCCTTTCTTTGGGTTCGTAGATTGTGAAGGTTGTGTACTCAGATGTTTTGTAAGTTTTGTTTATCAGTGCCAGATGAAGATACTGAAGATTACTGTCCCGGTTCCGGTCATGCCTCAGGACACCCGGCTGTTTGAGTTTTCCTTTACGGGCAATAGAATCTGCCAGTTGAAGATTTTCAACTGAGCAGATCCTTTGATATAAATTGTTTATCCGTTTCATGCCTTTGCTTTTAAAAGATCGCGTTCTCTTTTACGGTACCAGCGCTCTTTAATTCATTGTTATTTTTTGCCATGCGGGCAAGGCTTATGCTGCGTTTATTGCATAGGTGGGAACTGACATTCGTATTCGTATAATCGTAATTGTAATTCGAGTTCGAAAACCTGAACCTGGAAGACAAAACTGGCAGCTCTAACAGCATACAACCGGTGTTAATTATTCTGAGTAAAGAAAAAAATCTTTGTATTCAGCCTCGAACGTGGCGGCTATATACAATGCCTTATCTCTTGAATCTGTGCAAAGGCGGGAACCGACACACGCATCCGCAAAATCGTAATCGTAAGCCGAGTCCGAAAACCCGAACCCGGAAGACAAAACTTCATACCAGGGATAGTATTTATACTGATTATAATCAGACCAGTCCGGTTTCCATCCGTTATTGATCGCCTGGTAAATAATAAGCAGCTTATAATATGCAGTGATAGGTTTTGCAAACTCCTTAGTAAGGCCAGAAACATCAGGAATCTTTTGCGGATCTACATTTAATTTCTTGCAAGCATCTTCAAAGGTTTCGATTGATTTGTAATCAAACTGATCTGCATTCTCATTCTGTTTTTTCGCTGTTTTCATGGTTTATTTTGTTATGGTTAGAAAATCTCTGTATAGTTCAAGGAATTGAGTCCCTGCATAGGTTGCCTTTTCTTCTGTTTCAAAGCAAAGGCGGGAACCGACACCCGTATCCGCAGAAACGTAAACGCAAAACGAGAACGAAAACCCGAACCCGGAAGACAAATTAAAGTACGGAAACCATTTCCTCTGATTGGTATCATTCCAGTTCGGGATCCAGCCATTATTGATCGCTTTTGCAATAATCTTTAACTTTCGGTAAGCCGTTTCGTCATAGGATTCGCCTGAGATAATCACAAACCTTTCATTGATCACTTCACAGGCATCCTCAAATGTTTTGATGTCAGTAAATTCCTTCTTCATAAAACACTCTTTCCCGAATGTTTCTAACAGGATCTCCTTAATGTACTCAGGTGCATCAGGAAAAATCCTTTTTGCTTTTTGTTCTGTAATTTGTAGGTTCATAATGTTGATTTTAAGTGATTAGTTGTTGTATTTCTTTTCCATTTCTTCAAAAGGATCCTTTTCAACTTTGCCGGCGCTTGCGATTTTTTGAGACGAGAGCGGATCCAGCCCGAACAGGCTGGCGATATCTCTGTAATTTTTCTGAGCAGAATTTCTTATTGCTATCCAGGGCGAGGGCATCTGATAGCCTTTGTCAGTTGTCAGTACCTTCTCAACCTTTAATTCCCTTGATGCTTCCTCATAGGTTGAGAATTCCTGAGCCATCATTACTACCAGCTGCACGT